CAGAGTGGAAGTTGGAAGACTTACAGAAGGCAATCATTGATAGTGCTGAGATGTATGATGAATTACTAGACAAGGCAGGACAGCATGAGTTACCAGCACAGACAGCAGAAGCAATGTGGGAGATGGAAAGACACATGTGGTCACAGAGGCAGCAGAAGGAAGGGGTTGACGAATCATCTTTCTAATGCTATTGTATCAATATGAACCACTTTGTAATGGTTCTCTGACATAAATAGTCAGTAGGTATCAATAGATACCCTTTCGTTCATCCCAGAAGGGACGCAAGTAAGCCGACTCGGAACGGATCTCGTTCATCCTATGGAATTTTTAATAGCTGCTGCATTAACTTGTGCCGATGTATCAAAACTGGTAGATCGTGCTGAGGCTAAGAGAGATCTTAGTCCTGAAACCAAGCAAGAGATAGTGGAGATGTACCAAGTACATCTTACGGAAGCAGTAGGACTAGAGTGTACATGGGACGCAAAAGCCGACTGAAGGAACGGTCTAATAAACCTAATCCTACAGGAGAAAACAAATGGCACAAGTCACTTACCGTGGTGTCAAGTACGACACCAATTCACGTAAAGCAACACCATCTTCTAAGTCAGAACTGACTTATAGAGGTGTTAAGCATAGCAAAGTAGATGAAGTTCTACCTTCATATCTTGATGTTGCTTAAGTAACGTCACGATTTGTATATAAAGACACCTTATTGACAGGTGTCTTTTTTTATGTGATAATAAATACTGGAAATTGTATTGAGAGTCATGAAAATTTTTCTAGACTGCTCTGATGTTGACCTAATAAAACAGTCTTATTCTACTGGGTTAATTGATGGAGTTACCACTAACCCCAGTTTGATGTTGAAGAATGGTCACAACCCTTTGGATGTTCTTAAGGAGATAACTTCTATCTTTCCTTGGGATGCTTCAATATCAGCAGAGGTTGTTGGAGAAACAGTAGAAGACATGCTAGCCATGGCTGATACTTACTTGGAGATAGCACCTAACATTACTATTAAAGTACCTTGTACACGTACAGGTCTTAGAGCATGTAAAGATCTATCGGAAGATGATGTAGCAGTTAATGTAACACTTATCTTCTCTGCTGCACAAGCAATACTCGCATCTAAAGCAGGTGCAACATACGTTTCACCATTCATAGGTCGTTTGAACGATCAATATTGGGATGGTATATCATTAGTGGAGGAAATCTCAGATGTATTCACAACGCATGGTTCTAAGACTCAAGTACTCGCTGCTTCAATTAGAGAACCAATTCAAGTCGCAAAGTGTTTTCGAGTGGGGGCTGATATCTGTACTCTTCCTTGGGATATATTTAATAAAATGTATGACCACATCTTAACTGATCAGGGTATGGATAAGTTCGATTCGGACTGGAGTGAACTCCAGAGTAAACTGAAGTGAACGGTAGAGTGAATAAGGTAACGATGGTAGCCCAGATCATGAAGATGAAAACTGGGCTAGACAATGGGTGGTATCCTGAATGGGATGAACGCCAGAGAGGAGCAGCACAGAGGATACTGCTCAATGTATTAGAACATTTAGATGAGTATTGGGAATGATCTAAATAGGAGGAACTGATATGAAAATAATGAAATGGTTGAAGAGGGAGTTTACGAAAACCCCTGGTTATATGAGGGTAAACCTTTCACTTCTGATGATATTGGCGAGTTCTTCGGTTTTGTCTACAGGATTACTAATCTCCAGTCGGGTAAACAATACATCGGACGCAAGTACTTCACACAACGTCGTAAACCTAGAGGTGGTAAGAGAAGGGTTACGTCTGAGAGTGACTGGAAGAAGTACTATGGAAGCTCTGACGAACTTAAAGCAGATAGAAAGTTACTTGGGAACGACTTATTCAAGAGAGAAATCATCTCCCTCCATAGCACCCTTGGCAAAGTAAACTACGAAGAGACACGGCAATTGTTTCTAAATAATGTACTAACTGAGTCTACTGATGATGGGACACCAGCATTCTACAATTCAAATATCCTTGGCAGATATATGCGAAAGGATTATTTTGGGGGTTGACTATGGAGTCTAAACACTGCTATAATCTGAACGAACCATTTGAATATGACATGAGTGACTTCCCCGATAGTGTTGAGGAAAGATACATGGATATATTGATTGACCAACTGCATGACATAGCAGAAAATTATTTAAATGAATATGAATCAACCAATAGAAGTTAAGTCAGATTATTTCATGATGTTCTCTGCACCACCTTTGTATGTGGCAGAGTTTCCTGGTAATATTGAAGCGGTTAAGAAGGCAATGGGAACCATGTCTTTTAGGAAGTCGTTGAACAATGACACCACTGTTAACCAGTATGTTTTAGATGAACCAGAGTTTGAAGAGTTAAAAGGATTTTGTGAGTATTGTGTAGAACAATATATGCATGACGTTATGCATGTTACTAATCATAAGATGATTATTACACAGTCATGGGGTAATTGTACACCTAAACATCATAGTCATCCTAAACATTATCATCTTAATAGTGTAGTTAGTGGTGTGTATTATGTTAGTTCTGCTGATGATGCTCCACCAATAGTATTTGATACGCAGAGACAAGACCCATTTCCAGTACGTCCAGAGTCTGATCCTTCTTTGGGTACTAATGAGTTTATGAATGATAGTTATAGTTTTCCAGCATCGACTGGTCATCTGGTTCTATTTCCTAGTACACAACATCATTATGTTCCTCGGAATGATGGTGAAGAAGATAGAGTAAGTATTTCATTTAATACTTTTCCTAAGTTACCTGTAGGATCTCATGATAATTCAACTCTATTAACTATTGACAAACTATAATCTCTCATATATAATACAACTAATTTTATAATAGAAGATGGCCTGCTCACTACATGGAAAATTAGATGCTGCTATCGCTGCTGCTAAAGCAGTGTTTGATGAAGCACATGAAAAGGAATCATTATCTGATAGTGATCTTAACTTAGTATTTGTATACTACCAAGGACTTAAGAAGATTGCTAGAGAATATACACATGAAGATACCTTCACTGTACCTGATGGTTCTATAGATCTAGATTATGACCCTGATTATAATATCAGTTTAGGTAATGTTAATATTCCAGATGCTATCTCATGGAATAATGATGTTGTTACTGACCCAATAACATTTACCACAGGTGATTCAGTAACATTTGTTAATGATGGTACTCTAAGTGCAGAGGGAAACCCAGGTACACCAATAGTTACCTTCGGTGATGCTGAAAAAGAAAAGAATGCAGAGGCACTTAACGATAGAGATGGTGTATAAATAAAACGTCTTTGCCAATAGACGTTTTAAACTAGATGGCTTTAAGTGCAAAAGCTACAATAAGTTTTTCTAATATGAGTCATCAGAAATGGTGACTCTTTTTTTGTGCGGATATCTAGGTAATTATACCTTGACAACACCTTAAGGTTTCCTATATAATTATGTAACGTTTCTTAACAATACAGAAATGACTTCAACAACTGCCAAAAGGTATACAACTACCGAGTACGGCAAGCAAAATATGTTCGCATCGGAACCTCCTATGGAGTACGTTGAGAACTATGATGGTTACTGGAAGAATGCTGAGAGAACTAATGGTCGCCTAGCGATGATTGGTTTGTTCGCAGCGATCCATAACTATGCCATCTTCGGATGGGTAATTCCAGGCATTGCATAGTCGAAGCAAGGTCTCTTTAAATTCTATCCCTATTACAAATCTAAGAACATGAAAGAAAACGCAGAGCTACAGAACGGACGTTGGGCAATGATTGGCATCATAGCTGGTCTAGGTGCTTACCTAACAACAGGTCAACTCATTCCAGGTATATTCTAATGACACCAGAAGCAGAAAAGTTTAATGGTTGGATGGCAATGATTGGTTTTGTTGCAGCAATGGGTGCTTACGTCACCACAGGTCAAATTATCCCAGGTATCTTCTAATGACTAACAATTACATATGGCAAAGAGCTAACGGTAGAGCAGCAATGGTCGGTTTCTGGGCATTGGCAGCACTCTATACTCATTTCAAATACTTTACATAACTAAATACTTATTCGTAAATCGACACAATCCATGACAGATCTAGTAACAGATTCATTTCCAGCTTGGAAAGCAATCCTTTGGTGTTTCTATCCAATGGCTGTTCTTGTCATGGTTGAGTTGTTTTTACGTGGTGTTGATGACGATGATGATGACGATGGTGGTAAGGGTATTAGAGTAACCCAATTACAAACTGTCCCATCAGGTGCTTGACTAAGAGTAGAAATACCTATATAATACTGTAAGTATTTCTACTCAGTCATGACCCAAGTAATTCTTTTTGTTTCAATAGTAGCAGTCTACCTTAGTACTAATGTCTCTCAATTCTTTTTTGCATAGTCCCTACAGAGAACTCTATGAGTTCGGTTTTTTTGTTTGTGTAGGTATTACAGCAGGTTCAATAGGTTTAATATGAAACAAGAATGTATAACAATTTTAGAAAGGTTTGGTTACTCTGGTAAGAGTGCAGAAGAATGTGCTGAAGAGTGGTCAAGCAAATTCAATGTAACATTTGGTCTGGTAAAATACTACGAGACTTATTTTAATAAATAACTGAAGATTGAGTTAAGATTATGAGTGCAGACACAGAACACGCTATCAACTGGGTAGCAACTCGCAAGGTAGATGGCGAGCTTGAATATTTAATTTCTAATGCTCCAACATGGGGACCAGATAAAAGATTTGCAAAGATATTTGATACCAAATCAGAAGCAAGGAAATACGTTAAAGGTTGTGGAGAGAAAGGAACCATAAGAAAGTATTGATATGTCTTGGTGCTCTCCTATTATGTGGCATGACAATGTAAGTCTGCCAAGGGATTTGTATGACAAAATTTGTTCTATTGTTTCGGATAAACTGGTAGGTACTAGAACTGTACACGTTAGTAATAATGATACAGGTAAATTATATTACACAACTTATGGTGAGGATGGTAGTGACTGGCCAGAAGATGTCATAGAACAGATATCAGAATTCTATGAACAACTTTTTGTATCTAAAATGATGTTCCAATTAGGATTGTTGGAGAGATCTGAATGGAAGTTTAACTATTGGATACAAGGTAGTAACTGTGATACTATAGGGCATAAACCTCATACTCATTTCTCTGGTAATGAGATTATATCTTGGTGTCATATAATTAAAGCACCAATACCAGATGAACCATGCTTTCATTTCTTTAGGAACACACCTGAAGGAACAATAGATGGTGAAGGTTATAGGACTGTCTTCGGGTCTGTGTATGAGAAATTATATCCAGAACAAAAGACTGGTGATATAAATGCTTGGCCTGCTTGGTCAATGCATGCGGTAGATGCAACAAGCAGTAAAGAAACTAGAATAGTTATCGCAGGTAATATTTCTTTAGAAAAAATGACCGATGGGGAATCTTTAATGCAGCACAAGCGTGATGGGATGACAGTCACTTGGAATATAAAAGAACTCTCTTGACAAAACTTCATACTTGCATATATAATGTTAGTGTCTTCGGACATTCATCTTACTGCCGTTACCAAGACTAGGCAGATCAATCCGTCTTTATTTTACCGTTCACATAACGTTCTATTAATTCAATGACAACCTTACAAAAGAGAGACCAAGGTCTCCTTTCTGGATGGAGTGAGTTTTGTGAGTGGGTAACAAGTACGAACAACCGCATCTATGTTGGTTGGTTCGGAGTCTTAATGATTCCTTGTTTGCTTGCTGCAACAACTTGCTTTATCATAGCATTCATCGCTGCTCCTCCTGTGGACATCGATGGAATCAGAGAACCTGTAGCTGGTTCTTTCTTATATGGAAACAACATCATCTCTGGTGCTGTAGTTCCATCTTCCAACGCAATTGGATTACACTTCTACCCTATATGGGAAGCTGCTACTCTTGATGAGTGGTTGTATAATGGTGGTCCTTACCAGTTGGTTATCTTCCACTTCCTTATTGGAATCTCTGCTTACATGGGCAGACAGTGGGAACTTTCATACCGTTTAGGTATGCGTCCTTGGATTTGTGTTGCTTATTCAGCACCTGTATCTGCTGCTTTCGCAGTATTCCTTGTATACCCATTCGGTCAGGGTTCATTCTCTGATGGTATGCCTTTAGGTATCTCAGGAACATTCAACTTCATGTTCGTATTCCAAGCAGAACATAACATCCTTATGCACCCATTCCATATGGCTGGTGTTGCTGGTATGTTCGGTGGAGCATTATTCTCTGCTATGCACGGTTCACTTGTTACCTCTTCTCTAATCAGAGAAACAACTGGGTTAGATTCTCAGAACTATGGTTACAAGTTTGGACAAGAAGAAGAAACATACAACATAGTAGCTGCACATGGTTACTTTGGTCGTCTTATCTTCCAGTATGCTTCCTTCAACAACAGCAGAAGTCTTCACTTCTTCCTTGCATCATGGCCTGTTATCTGTGTATGGTTAACCTCAATGGGTATCTGTACAATGGCATTTAACCTTAACGGTTTCAACTTCAACCAGTCTGTCGTAGACTCATCTGGTAAGGTTGTTCCTACATGGGGTGACGTTCTTAACAGAGCAAACCTAGGTATGGAAGTTATGCATGAAAGAAATGCACACAACTTCCCACTTGACTTAGCAAGTGCTGAGACAACAACAGTTGCACTAACAGCACCTTCAATAGGTTGACACTGTTAGTAAACTAAGATATAATGGGGGGAAATCTTGCCCCTCATTTTTTTATGCGATTAAATATAATCAAATCGGTAACAACATGAACCCAGACGACAATCCATTTTGGGGAGAACCAACCCCAACAGATCTATGGGATGACATGGACAAACT